TTTTATCATTTTATCATTTTATCATTTTATCATTTTATCATTTTATCATTTTATCATTTTTTTCGTGTATTTTTATTTGTTATTTTTTTAAATTTTTTTATTCTTTTTGTTTTTATTTTTTTTTTTGAATTTATCATAATATTTTTTAATAATTTTATATATATTTCATCATTTACTACATTATTATTATTATTATTATTATTATCATAATAGTTATTTGATATTAAATAGGTATCTTCTTTTTTGAAAGCAAAACCTGGCAATGTTGAAAAATTTTTAAATCTATTATCATTCATTATTTTATATTAATTAATTATTTTTATATGTTCTCTTTATTAATTTATTAATACTGTAATCTCTTTTTTTTTTTATATATGTCATTATGTTCATTACTTCTTCTGTATCATTAAAATATTCATTTAAACATTTTTGTAAATATGTGTATGTCAAAACATCATATTGTTTCTGTTCTACAAATTCTAATTTACCATCGCTTATATTAATTTTAGGAAAAGTTGTATAATTATTATTGTTAAAATAAGCAAAAATTTTATCATTTAATTTTTTTTTTTCATTGCGTATTTCTTTATTATCATCTAAAATTTTTTTATATCTATTATCTAATAAAACCCAATCTTTTATTATTTTTTGTAGTTCCATTTATAATATTTTATATTTTCTAAATATAAAATACTATAAACTATTATTTAAATAATTTGATTTATATAATAAAATTTATCTTTTTTTAGATTTCTTATTTACTTTAGATTTTTTATTTACTTTAGATTTTTTTGGTTTTAATGTTCTTTTACTTGGTCTTCTATTTTTTTTTGTTTTATTTCTTTTTTTCAATAATTGATTTAAAACTAATAAACCACCGGGAACAGCTAATTCACTTAATAATGAACCTCCACTTTTTAAACGCGAACCTCCTCTTTTTGAACCGCCTTTTCTCATTATATTTATAATATATAAATATAATATTTTTATTAATAATTAAATAAATATTTAGTCATTTAATTTTATATTTATTTTATTAATTTTTATTAATACCAAAATATTTATTAAGAATATTACTAATATAAAAATAACTAAAATAAATATAAATATTATATAAAAATAAAATTCATTTATTAAAATTTTTTTTAAATCTTTTAAAAAATCTTTAAATAATTTATCTTTATATGAAAATTCTACAGTATTTTTTTTTATATTATTTATATTATTCATAATATATTAAATATATTAAATATATTTAATATATTATTTCATGTGTATAGATTTAAAATTAATTTTATTAAAAATTATTATTAATGAATAATATTAATATTATCCAATTAGAACATTTTGATATAGATAATTTAAAAAATATATTAACACTTGAAAATCCATTGTATCAGGGTAATACTAATTATTTTAGCAAATTAGTATTTAAAGAAAACAAAAAAAATGTATACTTTCAATTACCAAAAACAAAATCTAAACAGGGTTTGGTTATTAATGGGACAAAAAAATATATCGAATTTATTTATACTAAAAACGATAAATATATATTTTCTTTTATAGAAAATTTAGAAAGTTTCCTTATTGAAGAAATTTTAAAAAATAAAGATATGTGGTTTTATAATTCCGAATCAATAACATATGATGATATCGAAAATATAATTATGCCAATCACTAAATCATATAAAAATGGCAATAATGTTTTATTAAAAACATATTTTAATTTAAATAAATTAATTATTTATAATGAAAATAAAGAAATTATAGAAAATGATAAATTTAATGCGAATGATTATATTATACCATTAATAAATGTAAATGGAATAAAATTTTCAAACAAAAATTTTATTATTGATATTAACTTACTTCAATTGTTAGTTATATCCGACGAAGAAGATTTAACAAATTCATTACTAATTAATATATCAGATAAAAATAATTCAAAAAATGAAATAAACCATGATTTAGATAAAGAAATAAAAAATGATTTAGATAAAGATATAAACAATGATTTAGATAAAGAAATAAACAATGATTTAGATAAAGAAATAAAAAATGATTTAGATAAAGAAATAAAAAATGATTTAGATAAAGAAATAAAAAATGATTTAGATAAACAAGTAAAAAATGATTTAGATAAAGATATAACCAATTATTTAGATAAAGAAATAAACAATGATTTAAATAAAGAAATAAATAATGATTTAGATGAAGAAATAAATAATGATTTAGATGAAGAAATAAATAATGTTTTAGATGAAGAAATAAATAATGTTTTAGATAAAGAAATAAACAATGAATCTACTGATATAATTGATATTACTAATAATATAATTAATAGTGAAAATGATAATAGTTTTATTAATATAAAATCCAGAGAAAATATATATTTACAAATGTATGAACATGCAATTAAAAAAGCATTGTTATTAAAAAAAAATGCCATTGAAACATTTTTAAAAGCTAAAAAAATTAAGAATGAATATGATTTAGATGATTTAATAATAAATAATAATATCGATGATTTAAATAGTTTTGAAAATTTTAAATAATATATAAAAATTAAAATTAGTATTATTAAATTATTTTTTAATATAATTATATCAAAAAATAATTTTATTATTTATTTTATATAAATGAAGAGTTATAGCGATAAGTTAATGGTTAATAAATTTTCTAATATTTTAGGAATAGTGGGATTTTGTTTAATATTATATGCTCTATATAATTATTCTAGCAATAAATCATCTAATATATCAGGTTACACTGTAATAAATAGTAATAATAATGTAAATAATACTCCAAGACAATCCTCCCAAGAAAATTCACCTGTACAAAATGAACAATCACTACCTACACCTTCTATTTCTAATCCATCTGACTTATTACCTAACGACCCAAATCAAAGCTGGTCAAATTTAAATCCAGTTCCAAATAATAATGGTAATTTTTTACATGACAGAAAATTAAATGCAATTGATACAAAAGGCAGTTCATTAAGAAATGCTAATTTACAATTACGTTCTGATATTCCAATACCTATTAAAAGTACTAATTGCCCTTGGAATAATTCTACAATTGAAGCCGATAATATGAGACGTCCTTTAGATATAGGAGCATAAATATATTGAAAAAAATATCATATTATTATAATATAAAAATATGATAAATGAAAATATATTATATGGGTTATTGATATTTTTTATAATCTTTTTATCTATTAAAATTTTTCAAAAATCAAAAAGTTATGGTTTAAAATGTATAATTTCATCTGTTGATGGTAATGAATATTGTGTTCGTGATAGAACAAAATTACATTTGGTTGCTAATAAATTAGCAACTACAACTAATAAATTGAAAAAATTAGTAAAACATTTAGTAAAAAAATATCCAAATGATCCTTCTATAAAAAGATTACATAATAATTTTAATCCTAATGAAATTTACGAAACATTACCAACAAGTTCATATACAGCATATAGTGAAAATAAAGGCGAAAAAATAGCATTTTGTTTAGATACTGAAAAAAATAATTTAGGTAAATTAATAGATAATAATACATTAATGTATGTTGCTTTACACGAATTAAGTCATGTAATGAGTGTTTCAATTGGACACAATGATGAATTTTGGAGTAATTTTAAATTTTTAATAATTGAAGCCGAAAAAATTAATATATACAAACCTGTAGATTACAAAAAAAACTATGAAAGATTCTGTGGAACAAATATTACAGATAATCCATATTTTGATTATTAAATATATATATATTATATACTTTCATATAATACATCAAATAATAAATATTTACTATGTAAATTTTCATTATTAATATCATTATTATCTTTATCTTTATTATCGTTATTATCGTTATTATCATTATTATCGTTATTTATAGATATTAACTTATTTAAATTATTATAATCCCTGTGTATTTCATTTGAAATAAATTTAAATATAGTTGGATCTATTTTTGGAAAAAATGTATCACAATTATATAATTTATTTATGTATGTTATATAGATTTTGTTAATATTAAATAAATATTTTTTGCAATGTAATTCAAAAAATTGTTTATAAATACTTTCACCACCTATTATCCATATTTCATCGTATTCTTTAAGTATTAAAAACCTGTATAAAGTTTCATAAGTATTAAATGATTTTGTAATATTATTATTATCAAGATAATCAATAACTATAGATTTAGATAGTATAAGATTATCTCTATATTTTAAAGATTTATTATTTAAACTATTCCAAGTGTTTTTTCCCATAATTATAGCGTTATTTTTATTGCCTGTTGTTAAACTTTTAAATTTATTTAAATCACTTTTGAATTTCCAGGGCATATCATTATTAAATCCAATACCATTGTTTTTACAATATGCAGAAATTATATTTATATTTATTTTTGTTTCCATATAAATATAATTATAATGATTTATTTATATACATTTATTTATATAGATGTCTAATATTTATAAATTTTATATAAAAAATGTATCACAAACAAATGAATTAAGAATAGAAAAATTAATAGTTTATATTAAGAATAAATATTTTGAAAATAATTTACAATTAAATATAGATGATTTAAATAAAATAAAATATGTTAAGGATTTTATTTCAACTGATATTTTTATAAATTATTTCAAAAATGATTTTAATAATTTAGATATTATGTATGCTACTGAATATAATCCATTAATAAATTTCGTTAATGATAATATATATCAAGACGACACAATAGAAGATATTAAATTAAAATTTATTAAAAATTATGAAAAAGAAATAACATATGCTGAAATTTATTTTTTTTACTTTAATAATCATACATTAAACAATCTAGAATTATTTAATTATTTGACTGATAATAATAAAAATATATTAACCAAATATAATTTATATTATAAATTATTAAATATCAATGAACAAACATTAATATTAAATGAATTGGAAAAAAAAAAAATATATAATTATAATGATATTATAAATCTTAAAATTAAAGAATATAATATTTTAAATTCATTTGATAAAAATGAATCAATTAATATATCTAATCCATATTTTTTAACTGATGTAATTTTAAATGATATAATAGTAGATAATACTTCAACAAATAATAAAAAATTATTATTTGAAGAAAATATAAAGAATAATACAATTTATGTAGTATTATTTGATAATTTAATTAATTATTTTATTAAAAAATATACCGATAAAAACATTTCTAAAATTATTAAATTATATTTTCCATTTATTTATCAAAAAACAGATAATTATAAAGAATTTATTAATTATAAAAAAGACTTATTAATTAATACCAATCTTTTATTAACTAAAAATTCAAATTTTTCAAATAAAAATGACATTTGTGATTTACTGAATTATATTAAATATAATTCTAAAATTTATGATAATAAATATGGTTTCAAAGAATTAAATTTTAACATATATAGCAAAATACATAATATGTTATCTCTAGAAAATATATTTAAAATTTTAAATAGTGATGAAAATATACCTCTCATTAAATATAACTCCGGTAGAAAAACTGAAAATATTTATAGATTGTATAGCAAACATGTTTCAAAAGATAATATGCAAGTTCCATTTTTATCGAAATCTATTATTAGTAAATATTTAAAAACATTTAATAAACCCAATACTATTACATTAGTTATTTTAAATAATGAATCAGAATTATTTAATACATTTATAGAACAATTTGTAATTCAAATTAATAATTTTGGAATTATCAATGTAAAAATTATTTTTTCACATATACCAAATTATAAAAATGTTAATAAAATTATTTCAAAAAATATAAATAATTTATTTAATAAAATTAATAAATATATAGATAATTATTTACAACAAATAGTATTATTTGAATCTATTGATGATAAAAATATTGAAATTATAAATATAAATTTACATATTATCTTTGACCCAATATTTAATAAATCATTACAAAAACTAAACAATATTAAATATTGTTTACATCAATTATTTAATATTACCAAAAATAATTATGAACAGTTTATATATAAAAAAGTATCTAATTATAATGAAACAAATGATATGACATATATTATTATCAATTTATTAAAAGAAAAAATATCATCAAATGAAATTATAATAAATTTAAAAAAAAATTTCAATTTAAATACAGATGATGCTTCTGAAATTTTTAATAATACTATAAAATCACTTCAATTAATGGAAAATGTTTTTAATAATAAATATTTAAAAATAAAAAATAATCCGGGATTTTTTATTAAATTAAATATTTATGAAAATAATATTATAGCAAATATTAATAATATTGATAATATTAATTATATAAAATTTCTTATATTATATTTTGATTCTATATTTAAATTATTAAATAATTTATATACTATTAATAATAACACTAATAACATACTAGATTTTAATATTTGTAAAAAAAATATTGATACTAAATATAATAAAACAATAATTGATGATATAGAAAAACCTATTAATTATAATGATAAGGTTAATTTTGTTCATGAACAAAATATTACACAATTGGACGATAATGATATATTACAAAATATTAATAAAAACTCATCAAGTATAGATGATGATATTTTTAATTTATTATTAAACGATGACGACGAGGAAGATAAAACTGATATTGAACTTGAAGAAACAAATGATTATATATTACATGACGGATTACAGGATGGATTAGACAATGGATTACATGATGGATTACATGATGGATTACAGGATGGATTAGACAATGGATTAGACAATGGATTAGACGATGGATTACATGATGGATTAGACAATAATAACAAAAATATATTAGATGAAGCAAATACTACTGTACTAAAAAAATCAAAAGGAAATATAATGTTAAATAAACTTTTAGATTATGAACCTGATATATTTTCTAAAAATATTAAATTATATACCGGAGATGATAATATATTTTATAAAAATTATTCTAGAATGTGTCAATCAAAAAGACAACCAATTATATTAAATGAAAAAGAAAAGTCAGAACTTGATAAACATGGTGCCAATACTTATAAATATATTAAATATTATACTAATCCTGAAAAAAAACATTATTATATTTGTCCCAAATTTTGGGATATGAAAAATAATAAAATATTAAACGATGAAGACGTAGATGAAAAAAAAGTTTTATCTAAAAAAAATCCAAATGGTACTATATGGAAACGTCCAATGGGTAATAATGAAAAAAAATATACTAATTTAGTTCCTGGATTTTTAAAAGATAAAAAAACAGTAGATGATTATTGTGTTCCTTGTTGTTTCAATAAAACTAATTATAGTATTAATAAAAAATGTAAAAAAAATTTAAAAGCATTAAATAAAAAACATAATTTTAAAAAAATAGATTTAAACGATATAAAAGATAAGGATGATGATAGTTTTAACAGCGATGAAGAAAGTATTGAAAATATGTCCGAATCTCAATCTGATTCTGATAATTTATCCGATAATGATGACGAAGAAGATGAAGACGATAATGATGATATAAAAAAAACATCTAAACGTATTTATATATTAGGTGAAAATAAATTTCCATTGAATTATAAAAAATATGGTGAATTACCATTATCTATAATTAAATTATTAAAATTAGATAATAATTGTAAAGAGCCGGGAACAAATCTTTTGACATATAATAAATTTTGTTTATTAAGATATGGTGTTGAAAATAATATTAATCAATCATTTTTATCTATAATTTGTGATGTATATTGTAGAATAAACAAGATTAATTCAATTTCTTTAAAAAATTTTAAAGAAATATTATTAAATTCTATTAATATAGATTATTTTTTTAAATGTAATAATGGTAATTTAACTAATATTTTTAATGATACTGATATTAATAATATTAAAAATACAAATATAGATAATTATACATCTAGTGAATATTATAAAATAATAGATACAACAAATGAAAATCAGTTATTTACATTTAAAAAAATTGTAAATTCATATCAAAACTTTATTAATTATATTAATAATCAAGATATTTATATAGATTATACATATTTATGGGATTTTATATGTATTCCCAATAAAGAATTATTTATAAATGGATTAAATTTAATAATAATAGATTATACTAGTCAAGATATTACAGATAATATAAAATTTATCTGTCCTAAAAATAATTATTCATCTAATTATTTTGATGATAAAAAAGAGAATTTAATAATTCTCAAAAACAATAATATTTTTGAACCAGTTTATGCTGTAAAAGATAGTTTAGGTATAATAGAATATTTAGTAACATTTGATTTATTACATAAAAAAGGAGATTTATTATTAAATAATTTAAAAACTATGATAACATATATAAAACAACATATAGAAAATAACTGTAATGGAAAATATGATAATACAAAATATAATTTTGTAAAAAATAAAAATTTAATTTATATTATAGAATTTATTAAAAATAGTTTAAAAGAAAAAATTATATACCAGATTATCAATTATGAAAATAAAGTAATTGGTATTGTAATTGAATTCAAAAAAAAACCATTTTTTATACCTTGTTATCCATCTGCTATATATGATTTAAAAACTATACCTATTAAATTTATGGATCAACATGATATTAATAAAACTTACTATAATAGCTATGAACAAACTATAGAATTTTTAAATTTTATATATGATAAAAGTGATGAAAAAATACCAGTTAAACCAAAATTTAAAATAATAGAAGATGGTTTATTAGTTGGTATTTTAACAAATGGTAATCAATTTGTTGTTATTGAACCTCCTTTATTATATGAAAATTTAAAAGATGATATATATAATTTAGATGTTTTAAATGATAAAAATTATCTTAATATTGATACTGAAATACAAACAAATTTCGATAAAGATACTGAAAGAATAAACATTACAAATAATATTAAATTAGAAAATATGTTTTATAATTCATTTAAAAATAAATTTAAACAGCTTATTAATGCGCCTGAAAATTTTGATATAAAAAATAATATAAAAAAAATAGTAAATGATAAACAGATATTATATTTAGATAAAATTAATTTGTTACTTACAGAAATAAAATCTCTGATACGTAATAATATTATATTTTCTGTTTATGATAATAAAATTTTAGATTTAATAAAAACTATAAATTTTAATAGTGATACTTTTAATAAATATTTAAATACTGATTTCTGTCTTAAAACAGAACATGATAAGGGTGATTGTAAATTAATCATATCTGAAAAAAATTTGATAACAAAAGAAAATAATGAAAAAATTTATTATATTAAAATATGTGATGAATTAATTAGATATAATGATTTTAAAAATATATTATTTGTTGAAAATAAAAATTTTTTGTTAGAAAATATTAATTACAATATTAACAACAATGAAATAATTATATATGAATCAAATATTACAAAAAACTTATTTGCAAATAAAGTATTTTTTAAAAATACTTTTGAAAATTTTACAAATCAAGATACATTTTATAAAAATAATACAGATGAAATTGACTTTATGGATGAAAATATAGTAAATGCTGTTCAGACTAAAAAAACAAAAATTTTAATAAGTAAAGATTTAAAAAAAAATATTGAAAATATTAATAATAATATTAACATTCAAGAATTTATTGAAAATATAAATTGTAAACTTATAAATAAGAATATTAATAAAACAGAAAATCTAATTATTAACAATTTTAATATTTCTAATAAAAAATTATCAGAATATTATTTTGAAAATAATTCTAATTATAGAAAATTTTGCTCTTGTGAATTATTATTATTCATTATTAAACATTATACTAAAATTAGTTTATCACGAAAACAATTATTGGAAATTCTTATTAAAGAATATTTAGAAATTAATTATGGTATAATATTTCTTATTATGTCTTTACAATATAATAAAGTGAGTAATAAAGAAGAATTAATAAATCAAATTATTACTTTGTCATTTGATAAAGTAAATAATAATAATGAATTAATCGAAAACTTATTAAAAAAAATATTAAATTATGATGATGATTTTTATTTATCTAATACAACGATAAAAAATAATGATATCTATTATATATCACTAATAGATATATATATAATATCTAAAAAATTTAATATTCCTATATTATTTATTGTTAATGATAATAAAATCAATAACTATATTCGCTATAATATATTAATTACATTAAAAAGTAATATTGACTCATATTATGTAATTAAATTGCCGAATGAAAATACACGTGATGATAAATATTATAAATTGTTACATATTGATAATATAATTTTATTTAATATTAATGATTATATAAATAATACTTTATCTTTACTTAAAAAAATAAAATATATGGAAGATAAATATTTAGAATATAATTCGGATATTTTATATGAATCTGCACGAGCAATTAATATAAAAGTCAAGATTAATAAAAAATATTCATCATTTTTTAAATTAGATACTGTAAATTTACAAAATATTAATAAGTTCTTGCTATTAACAGAATAATAATAAGATTTGTTATAAAATATATAATAGAAACAATTGATTTTAAATAATGTGTATTTTTTATTATTATAATAATATTCTTTTCTATATTTTCAATATTTTCTATATTTTCTGTATGTTCTGTATTTTCAATATTTTCTATATTTTCTATATTTTCTATATTTTCTATATTTTCTATATTTTCTATATTTTCTATATTTTCAATATTTTCAATATTTTCTATATTTTCTATATTTTCTATATTTTCAATATTTTCTATATTTTCAATATTTTCAATATTTTCAATATTTTCAATATTTTCTATATTTTCAATATTTTCAATATTTTCAATATTTTCTATATTTTCAATATTTTCAATATTTTCATTAATAATATACCGAGTTAAAATAAGTCTATTATTTATTAATGTTTCATTGTAAATAATAGAATAAATTTTTTCATTTAATAAATTTAAAATATCATCTATTTTATTAATATAATATCGATTATCTATAATATTTGTATGCTTGTCTATTAAATTAATATTATTATCATATAATAATTTGATAATATTTTTAATTTTAAGATTTATATATTGTTTTACATTATTATTGTCTAAAAAATAATTACATAATAAATAATCTCTCAAAAAATTATTATAATAATTTATTTTTGAGAGAGATATATTATAAAATTGTTTTTTATAATTATATAATAAAAATTTAATTGAAAAATTATTTAAATATTTTATAATAAATTCCGTATAATCATTTATCATTAATATTAAATAATCAAATCTCTCCGAATTTGATAAATTTTTTATATATTTTATCAATGAATTTTTTACAATATAAACTTCATGATTAAAAAACAATTTTGTTATATTAAAATCTTCTTTATAATACAATAAATAAATTGTAGGTAATTTTAAATTTAAATTTTTACAAAAATTATAAAAATTATATAAATTATTTTGAGAGAATTCTATATTTGTATACGGATTTTTTATATTTTTTGGTTTTATTATAATATTATTTAAATTATATACATGATAATTAAATAAAGAATTTACTATTAAATTCTTAAAATCATTGTAATCAAATTTATATTGTACTTTACCTATATATATATCAAAATGATATCCTTTAAAATTATCTAATTCTAAATTAAAATTATTAAATAATATATATTTTTTTGAGAGAATTTTATTAATATTTTTATATTTTATTAAATTTAAATAAATATTTTGTATATATGTAAACAAATTTAACATCTCATCGTTATTATGTAAATACAAATAGTTATAATATTTGTATTTTTTATTTCTATTATCTATTTTTTTTATTATATTTTTCTCTCGAAAAATACATTTATTATCTATAATTTTTTCTAATAAAATTATAAATAATTTGATAGTCATAAAAAAATATATTATAATATAATATATTTTTTTGTTTATACAATAAACTATCAAATATTTATTTATTTATTGATTTATTGATTTATTGATTTATTGATTGATTTAGTTATTTAAAAATCAACATCATAATCATCATTTATATCTATATTTGTATATTGCAAATTATTTAAATCCGTTTCAATTAATAAATTATTAATATTACAAGCACTATTTACATTAGTTTTTTCTAATTCTTCATTTATATCCATGTCTTCAAACTCAGTTTCTTCATTATTATACACATTTAATTCTTCTAATTTATCTAAATCAAGTAATGTTTTAAAACTACTTGTTCCATAATAACCTTCTTGACCACACATAATATTTGAAGATATACCTTTTATCATATCTAATTCACCATGTCTAGCAGCTTTTAAAAACATTTCAGGTGTTTCTTCAAATGAAGCCTTAGCGATTGGTCCAATATTATCGTTATTTATACCATGTCTAAATACCGATACCAATTTATTATTACAAGACATTCTATCACATAAAATTGATAAATGATGATAATTAATATATGTACTATCAAATTCAATAACTTCTGAAAATTCATCATAAATTGATTGTCTTGCGGCTTCAACACCTAATACATTATATATTTCTATTATACTATTTGATGTTGTTCTTGATGAATCTACAAAATCTAAAGATAATAAATCCATCAAATTACTTCCAACCGTATCTAAAACCCATTCGTCTTTTTTTACATAATTTAAATTTTCTTCAACTAATGTATCATTAATTTTTCTTAATAATGCTTTGTTAATATTTTTAACACCGCGAATAATAACATTATTTAATAAATCATTTAATGTTGTTTTTAATAAATAAATTTCATCTGCTTGGTCTAATGATTCTATATTATTTTTCTTTTTCTTTATATTATTAATAATTTTTGTTAATCTTATTCTAAAAATTAAATTATCTGAATTATAGTCTTCATATAATACTATAATATCTGGATATGCATTTGTTAATGCATAATATACATCTTCCATTGTTATATTTTTATCCAACATTTCTACTTTATTCATTAATAAACGAATAATCCATTTTGAATTTTCTTTTGGTTTTTCAACTACTTTATCTGATATTGTATCTAATAAATCTTCAAAATCATTATATTCATTAATAATATCTTTATCATTTTCAATTAGTGTTTTTTTATCGCTTGGATCAAAACAAATTTCTCCGGTTTTTACTATATCGTTTAAAATTGTATTTTCTATTTCATTAATGTAATCAGTTGCTTTTTTTTCATCAAAACGTTCATCATTTTTAAAATATATTGTACATGATGGATTTTTTGGTTTTTCTGATAATGATAAAATTTCCTCAATTCTTGGAACACCACGTGTAACATTTGATTTAGAGGCTACGCCGGCAAAATGAAAAGTATTTAATGTTAATTGTGTTGTTGGTTCACCTACACTTTGAGCAGCAATCATTCCAACCATTTCTCCTGGTGCGACAATTGATTTATTGTATTTTAAATTAATAATATTTAAAAGAATTTCAATCGATTTTTTTGTTAATTTTTTATTCATTAATAACTCTTTTGGAGATAAATAGTAATAATAAAGCGTCTTAAACAAATCATTTGATTTTATATAATTACAACTATCGAGAATTTTAATATTATTTTCAATCATTTCATAAACTTCTAATGGTGTTACATCAATTATAACATTTTCATTTTGATTTCCTGCTATATTATTAATAATATTAACAAATGAAACAGGCATATTTACAGACGAATTACTAATATTTTTAAATATATTTGTAATTATTTTTTTTCTCATAGTTAAAATATAATCTATATACTCTTTGTTTTTATTATCTAACTCTTTTTTCTGTTTCTTAAATCTAGTATATGCTTGTTTACTATATAAAACACTATATATTGATTTAGTAGTACTATCATTTGGCATATGATAATGCCCATAAACTTCTTCAATTTTCATATTTATAAATGGTAATTGTTGGTTTTCAACATATACTGGGTCAAAATTGTCATCACCATAATTATATTGAATGATTTTACCTTTATTGTTTCTCACTGTCATATCATATTCAACCTTTATATCTTCAAGTGCTTTAATAATACGTCGCTGAATATAACCGGTTTGTGATGTTTTAACTGCTGTATCAATTAAACCTACACGACCACCCATAGCATGAAAGAATAATTCTTCCGGTCTTAACCCACTAATAAATGAACTTTCTACAAAACCACGTGCTTCAGGTGTATCATTAAATTTTGTAAAATGTGGCAATGTTCTATTATCAAACCCATATGGTATGCGTTTTCCATCTACATTCTGTTGTCCTAAACAAGAAATCATTTGAGAAATATTTAAATCACTGCCTTTTGAACCAGCGTTAACCATAATTACAAATCGATTATTTGTGTCTAAATTCTTTCTGCCTATTTTACCAGCTTCAAATGAAGCTTTATTTAAAATATTATTTACTTTTGTTTCAAACTCTTCAATATTTGATTTACCTGTTTTATTTTCAAATATACCTAAATGTAATTCATCAATTAAAGTATTTACATCTATTTTTTTTTTGTAAATCGCTTCACTTATTTTATTATTTGTATCTTCATCTGCTATTAAATCACTTATTCCAACGCTATAACTATGTAATTTCATAAATTCTGTTACTATATTTTGTAAATCATCTATAAAATCACGTGACTTTTCTTCATTATAATCATTATATATACGTTGTAATAATCCACGTGTTGTATCACCTAATACATTTTTATCTATATTACCTCTTAATAATTTTCCTTTTTTTATTTCTAATATATTATTTGAAGTATTATAATCTTCATTATCTTCAAACCGTTTTGTTTTGTATTTAATAGAAATATTTGGAAATATTTGACTTAATATATCAAAATTAGAAACAGTTTTATTTTTAAAATTAATTGTATCTAAATCTATTTTATTTAAATGCATTAATAAATTCATAGATGTTCTCGAATCAAATACAACATCTTTATTTGTAAATATATACGTACTTAATAATGAATCTTGAAATATACCAACAATTGATTTATTATTTGCCGGACTAATAATTTGATTTTTTACAACAGCTAACATTTTTAGTTCAATTTCTGATTCTTCATCTTGTGGCATATGTAAATTCATTTCATCACCATCAAAATCAGCATTATATGGTTTTGTATCGCCTACATTCATTCTAAATGTATCACCTTTAAACATTATTCTTGCACTATGACACATCATAGACATTCTATGTAATGTAGGTTGTCTATTAAATAATACTGAATCTCCATCTAAAATATGACGATGAACTATATCACCTACTTCCAAAACAATAGATTCTCTATCAGTATATTTTAAACTTATACAGTCTCCGTTTTTTCTTTCATATATTTTAGCACCCGGATATTCATCTGGTCCATTTAAGATTAATGTTGTTAAATAATTTTTATTTTTATCATTTACTGTAATTGGTTTTGTTAAATTTTTTGCAATCTTTAATGGAATTCCTAATTCACTAATAGATAAATTTGGGTCGGGTGTAATTACCGAACGAGCACTAAAATCTACGCGTTTTCCCATTAAATTACCTCTTACACGTCCTGTTTTGCCATTTAATCTTTCTTTAACTGCTTTTAATGGTCTTCCTGAACGTTGAGCTACTGCTGCAACACCCGGGATTTTATTATCTACTAATGTAGATACATAATATTGTAAAACGGTTGCCCAATCTTCAATAATATTAGGGTTTGCATTTTGCTCTATTTTTTCCTGTAACGTTTTATTAGATTTAATAATATTAACTAATATATGTGTTAAATCATCTTCACTTCTTTGTTGTGAATTATGTTTTACAGACGGTCTTACTGATGGTGGTGGTACAGCCATGACTTGACAAATCATCCATTCTGGTCTTGACCATAGAGAACTAAAACCCATAAAATTAACATCTTCATCTGAAATTTTTTTAAATATATTAATTATAGTTTCTGGCGATAACTTTATTGAAACTTTATTTTCATCATCACCCGATGAAGTCCAATCAGCAACAATAGTTGCTAAACCTTCTTTCTTTAATTTTGGTTGTAAACATCCACAACCATTTAATGAATCTTCACCACACCGTTTAATTTTATTTGCAAAATTAAATACTTTATTCCATCTTTCATCATTATTGTTATTACATAAATAACAATATTTTTCTTTATCTATTAATAATTTACTACATTTAATACATACGCATCTTAAAATCTTTAATATTGTAGGTAAATATTGTATATAAAATACCGGTTTTGATAATTTAATATGTCCAAAATATCCAGGAGTTTGTATATAATCTAAACCATCTGTTGGACAAATAAATCCAGGTTCTAAAATACCCATTCGTGGATCAAATAAACCATTTAAAACAGGTTTATTATTAACATATGTGTCTCTATTAGTTATTTCCGCAACCGACGAATTTTCTATTTCTTCGGGGCTTAATATACTAAATTGAATACCAATAATTTTTGAAACATTAGTATCTCTATTTTTTGTTTTTAACATATTATTATATTAACTAAATAATATTTAGATAATTTTAAATCAATTTAAAAATTAATTAAAAAAATAATTTTTTATCACTTATTTTTGTAACAAATGTATAAAAAAAAATATTGTTGGATTTTTAAATTTTATTGTTTATATAAATTTATATTTTTTTTAAAATTGATTTTTATTAATATTTTTTTTATATATTATATATCATGAATCATAAACATAAATATACAACTAGAAGTCTTTCTGGAAAACTTAAAAGAAAAAATTATAATGAAAAAAATAATGATAGTGATTCTGACTCGGAATCAAATTCTGAATATGACTCTGATTCAGATTCGATATTTGAATATGACACTGAATATGATTCTGAATCTGAATATAAATTAGAATTTAATAACAAATTAAAAAAACAACCAAAAAAAATAAATAAATTAAATTATTATAAATTTTTAAATAAATTATTCCCATCAACTTATAGTAAAGATAAAATTAATAAAGTTAAAAGACAAAGATTATTAAATTTAGATGATATTAATAATGACAATAATATTAATTTTATAGTTAATGATAATAGTAAGTCATTTAATAAAATTATTAATAATAATGATAATGATAACAATTCTATTATTAGTGATTACGATAAATATGATAATGAATATGATAATGATAATGATAATGATAATGATAATGATAATGATAATGATAATGATAATGATAAAAAAAATAAAAAAAAACAAGTAATCAAAATTTTATTAAAACTATTAAAACAAAAAAATAAAAATAAGTTGGAGGATGAAGACTCTAATAAAGAAGATTCTAATAAAGAAGATTCTAGTGAAGAAGATTCTAATGAAGAAGATTCTAATGAAGAAGATTCTAATAAAGAAGATTCTAATAAAGAAGATAAAATTATATCTGATGACAATAAAAAAAATAAAGAAGCAAAAAAACTTCAACAAAAAAAAAATAAAGTATCTGTTAAGAATTATAAAACTTTCTGTAAAATTCTAGATATCGATGATAATGAACCTAAATATTTTAAAAATATGTTATCTAATGAACAACAAATTTCTTATATTGAAAAATTACAAAAAATAAATAGTATGGTTAATATCGATACGCCATATTTAATTCATTTATTAGATATAGATATTCCTGATATTTATAAAGCATGTGCCCTCCGTAAAATAAATATGTTGAAAACTATGGGCGATTGTATGGGTGGTTCAAATGGAGAATTCTATAAAATTAAATCTTGGGTTGATACATTTATTAAAATACCATTTAATAAATATAATAATCTTGAAATCACATTTTCAGATGGTATTGAAAAATGCAACGAATTTATGAGAAATGCGAAAGAAATTTTAGATAACGTAGTATATGGTATTGATGATGCTAAATTACAAATTTTACAAATGATCGGTTTATGGTTAGTTAATCCTAATGCTATTGGAACATCAATTGCTATTAAAGGACCACCTGGGACCGGAAAAACGACTCTAATTAAAGAAGGTATCAGCAAAATTTTAAATAGACCCTTTGGAATGATAGCATTGGGGGGTTGTGGTGATAGTGGATTTTTAGAAGGACATGATTATACATATGAAGGAAGTAAATATGGAAAAATTATTGATATTTTAATTAAAGCAAAATGTATGAATCCTCTAATATTATTTGACGAATTGGATAAAATTAGCGATACACCTAGAGGTGCTGAAATAACTGGGATTTTAACGCATTTAACAGATAGTACACAAAATAATCATTTTAATGATAAATATATGGCCGAAATAGATTTAGATATGTCTCGTGCTTTATTCATATTTAGTTATAATGATGAAAAAATGGTTAATCCAATCTTAAAAGACCGACTATATAAAATAGAAACTTCTGGATATAAACTAAATGATAAAAAGGTTATTGCTAACAAATATTTACTTCCTACTATTCGTGACAAATCAAAATTTAATGATAACGATATTATTATAGATGATAATAATTTAGAATATATTATTAATGAATTCACCGAAAAAGAAGCAGGTGTTAGAAATTTAAAACGGTGTCTAGAAACAATTTATACAAAATTAAATTTATATCGATTAATGAAAAATGATACAGATTTATTTAAATGCAAAAATATGATTGATAAAGATAAAATCGTCTTTCCACTTACAATCAATAAACAAATAATTGATAAATTATTAATTAAAAATGAAACTAATAATATACCATTTGGTATGTATAATTAAAATATATTACATAAATAATATAAATAATATAAATAATATAAAAATATAATAAATATTATTTTTTTATATTATTTAATTAATTATTCTTCATATAACCATGAATAATAGTATCGTTGGTCCGCTGTATCTTTCAAATTATCATATTTAAAAAACACAAATGCATCTTTAGTCATAGCAATTAATTCTTTTTTAAAATTTTTCATTTTATTTTCATCATATATATTTTCAGCGCAATAATATGGATTTTGAATTATAATATATGTTCGAAATTCTCTTTTTTCAGGTTCTAATTCAAAAGCACCAATATAAAATGGTCCTTTTTTTAAATAACTATCACTCGGATAATACCCTATATAAAAATATTGTTTGCTATTATTTTTTTGTGAAAAATCTCTCAATCTAAACATATCTTGGAACATAAATGTAGGAAAATAATCCGGAACATGTATCATTTCATATAACCAGGTTTTACACCATTCAGCTGAAGAAAATGAAGATAATAATTTTAAGTCTTTTGAAGTTGGATTAAAATTTTTATATTTATCATTAGCTTTTTTAAGATATTCATTTTTTTCTGTTAATTCTCGTAATTCTCGTTCTCTTAGAAATTCATAAAATGATGGAAAAGTATTTATATTTGTTTCATTTATTTCATTATGCATATGCAATTCAATAGCTTGTGAATTATTATTTAATGTAACCTCAGTAATATTTGAAAAATCAAGGTCTATGGACCATAGTTCATGAATTTCATCATATTCGATATTTTGTATATAATTTGTTTGGGGTAAAGTTTTATTAAAAAAATTAGGATCTATATTAAAATCCGAATCACTTTCTTCAAATTCCATATAAATATTTATTTTATTATGTAAAATACGATTTTGATGTGTTTTAAAATATGGATTAATATTATAATTAATAAAATAGCCATTAATAATTGATAAATTTGATAAATTTAATAAATATATTATAAATACTTTTAACATAATAATTTATTTATAATATATTTATTATACTTTTATGTTGTTTTAAATTTTGTTTTTTTTACACTATTAGACATTTAAAACGCCGAATTTATTGATTAACTATTTTTAGTTAATTTTAAATTAAAATTGATTTAAAAATAAAATAAATATATAATATATAACTAAAAATGGTTAATTATAGTTGTGAAAAATGTGGAAAAGAATTTAGTCAAAAAGGACATTATACAAAACATTTAAATAAAAAAAATCCTTGTGTACTTGAAAGTAAAGTAAAAGAGATGTTAGATAAAGTTGTTGAGGAAAAATTAAATAATTTAAATAAAAATAATAATGACAATAAAAATAATAATGATAATAAAAATAATAATGATAATAAAAATAATAGTAAATATACTTTTATTGAGGTATGTGCTGGTGCGGGAGGATTAAGTTATGGATTAATTAAATCTGGTTTTACACCATTAATGTTAAATGATAATAATAAAGATTGTTGTGAAACATTAAAACGAATACATCCAAAGACAAATATTA